GCTTGTTTGCCCTTTTTCCTTTATTTCCCTATTCTCCTATGTTTTACCACTTTCCTTCTTTTGTGTCAAGTTTTTTTAAAGAAAAACAGGCACGGGGGAAAAATGGGGTGCGATTTTTTCCCCTGTTGTTCGCCAGTGCTAACTATTTTTTTGTAAGTCATTGCTGCCCAGTGTGTTACGAAAGGGGCACGGGCGAAACAGGCGAATAATGGGAAAGTAGAGGACTTCCGGGGGTTTTCTCTTCTTATTATTCTCTTCTCTTCTTCTCCCTCCCAGAACAGGATAAAAAAGAGAGATATATTTAAAAGCTCCCCATTTTTCGCCCGTAGCCCATTTTTCCCCTGCACCTGCTTACCTTTACAAAGCCCCCCACAACGCCAGCGTTCCGGCGTTGCTTACGCTGATGGCGATGTCGGAAACCTTTGCAAAACCGCGGTTTGCGAAAATTGCGAGGGTAGCCTGCGAGGCCGGGGGGGTGCGGGTTCCGGGGGTGGCGGGAGTTTCTATGTAGGGAAGTGCTACCCCCTCGTCAACGGGTTTGCCACACAACGCACATTCCCTAACAACCATTCCACAACAAGCGTCCACAGCATTGTCAATAATGCTCATAACATTATCATCTTTATCATCTTTATCATAGCAATTGCTTCTCCCTTTAACTCCCTTTAAAAAAGACTTGACAAGCAATGCAAACAGCATTACAATTTTACGCAAGAAAAGCAAAATAAGGTGCAAACAAATAGAAAGGAGGAAGAATGGAAAAAGAAATTAAAATGCAAGGGAGGGAAAATATCTCTGGTATAGTTAAGATTTTAAGGGCGATATTGCCGAAAGGCAAGAAGCACAATGTCATTATTGATGGCAATACAATTACAATTACTTGGAGAAATGATGTTGGTAAAAAGGAAAACTTTGCAAAAAAGGTTTTGGAAGTATTGTCAGAACCAGGAAAAGCAGAGGATTTCTAAATGAAACCCAAGTTAGACCAGCTTATAGACAATGCGATTGACGTATTGCAAAGCGCATTAGAGCCATACAACACGCAGGTTGATTGGAATAAGGTTGATGCGGCGATTAAGATATTGAGTTATTATATAAGTATAGTGAAAGCGGGGATTTCCGCGAAGGCGCAGGCAGCCCAGCAAAGCCCGGAGCAGCTGGAGAAGCAGAAGGAGCAGTTAGCAAAGATTGAGCGGCTCTTAGGGAAGGTAAGTCAATGAGCCTCCCTATGGAACCTGGCGGAGTCCCACGATTATATATAATAGGAGAAGAGAATGACACAAGATGAGATGCTGCGGTATATACAGACGAAGGAATTTGCGGAGTATAAGAGGAGGATTCTGGAAGAGTATAAGCAGGATTATAAGCAGGCGTTATCCTTTAGGAAAGAGTTAGCGGCGGCTTCTATTAATTATAGTGATCCGATAGCGGAGAAGATACGCAGGGAAGTTAGCGAGGATTTTGTGAAGTTCTGCAATTGGTTCGTATGGACGTATGACCCGAGGAGCGAAGAAGGCGAACGGGAGAAGCCGTTTGTATTGTTCCCGGCGCAGAAAGAGGATGCGCGGATTATTATACAAGCTATTGACGAGGGGTTTGATTTGCTTATTGAGAAATCCCGGGATATGGGATTGACGTGGTTGGTTTTGGCGATTTTCGTATGGGGGTATTTCTTTAAGAAGTGGAATTTGAAATGCGGGTCAAAGAAAGATGAGACGGTTGACACTATCGGCGATATTGACAGCTTGTTTGAGAGAATGCGCTTTATAATTGACAAATTGCCGCCCTTTATAATTCCATATGAGAAGTTGTCGCTATTGCAGCGCACGCGCCGCAGGAAGAAAATAACATTGCCGGATGAGCCGCAATCCATAACAGGGGAGGCGACGACGGAGACGTTTTCACGCAGTGGTAGGTTTAGATCAATACTGTTAGACGAGTTCGGTTTCATAGAACCTAAGATTAGCGAGTATATTTGGACAGCGTGCGGGGATTCTACGAAATGCCGTATTGCCTTATCGACGATACCGCCGACAGGAGTAGGGAAGTTTATGGAGTTGCGGGAAACGCCTATTAAAAAGATTACCCGTTATTGGTATGACCACCCGTTTAAAAGTAAGGAATGGTATCTGGATGAGATAACAAGAAGGAGCAAGCCGGAGATTGCTACCGAGCTTAATATTGACCCGATGGGAGCAAGCGATAACCGTTTGTTAGACTATGCGGTTGCAAAAAATGCGATGAGCAGAATAACGGATAAGCGGGTTATAACACATAAGGTTATAGCTATGGACATTGCCAGAATGGGCGAAGATAAGACGGTTATAAAAATTGGCGGGCGCAACGAACAAGGCGAAGGGATTGTAATGAAAACGTTTTCACTGGAGAAAAATAGATTGACGGAGTTGCCGAGGATTATAAAAACGCTGTATAAGCCGGGGGATATCGTGGTATTTGACGCTATTACAATAGGGCAGTTTATGATAGATGAGATGTGGGAGGCGAATATTAACGCTATTGGGTTCAACGGGTCGCTGAAGTTAGATAAAGGGGAGTATGCGAATCTGAGAGCGAAGGCGTATTTTGAGGCGGTGGAGATTCTGCGGAAAGGAATGGTATATGACGAGGATGAAGTTGCTATTCGGCAGTTTGCAATGATGTGGTATGAGTTTAACCATAAGGGGCAAAAACTTATACCGGATAAAAAGACGCTGCGAAGTAAGAAAATGAAATCGCCGGATAATGCGGATTGCCTTATGATGTGGATATACGGCCTTGCTAAAATACCATTAGTAAAGGCGAATGTGAAAAAAGAGAGCCTCTTCTGGGCGAGAGTAAAACAATCGTTTCGTAAGGAACCTGAATGGGAGAGGATTGATATGAGAGATAGCATTAAACATAAATTATAGGAGGTGCATTATGTTTAGAAAAAAAAGTATTGACAAGCAGCTTGAAAATATGGTAAACTATCTTCAGAAGCAAAACCAGATTTTGCTTGAAGCTCTTTTAGATTGCAAGGGGGTAAAACGCATAGCTGACATAAATCTTGAAGCTTCCGACGAGAAAAAGATAGAGCTTAGCGAATATGACGAGATTTATGGGGCGGAATAACATAAGGGGATGAGGTGGATTTAGAGCAAAAAATTGATAAAGAATTAAGAGCTAACATAGATAGTAAGATTGGCTTATTTAAGCAAATGGAGAGCAACGATGCTCAGATGGATAAAAAGAAGGCGTTGAACCTTCTTTTTTTATTGGGGTATCAGAATATCGGGGTCCGCACAAATAAGTATTCGTCTATTCAGGATGCGATTGAATATGAGTTAGCTAATCTTGATAGGCTTCAGAAAAATCCGCGCAAAGCTAACATTATCCTGCCGCAGGCAAGGTCTGTTATTTCCCGGTTGTTAAAGAATAAAGCGACAATAGTGGCTGAGGCATTAACGTCTGATGATAGGGACGTTAGGAGCAGCAAGATTGTGCAGGAGGTTTTGGAAGATTTTTGGATGAACGTTAATAAGGGCGAATTGCCGAGTAACCGGGTATTTATAGGGATGGAATCAGGGCTTGAGAGGATGTTCTGGCTTATGCTTATTTATGGCGAAGCTATTATGCGGCCTTACTTTAATAATGCAGCCAGAGTGCCGATTATAGTTGATGGGAAAGTAGTGGAGGAGGAAGTCGGGGAAGTTGCACTTAAAATCTTGGGATACTTTGATTATCGGTATGATAGGTTAGGGCGTTTTATAATTGAAAAGCAGGTTATGAGCTGCGATGAGGTATATGAAAGATATGGCATTGAAGTAAAACCTGAGAAAATAGAGTTCAATCAGATTGAATCACAGGTTAATAGCATATTGGGGTTAGGGCAAAATGCGGAGAAGATTTACACAAATGCGGTTATTGTTTACAGGTATTTTGAAAGGAAGACGAAGAAATATCCGCAGGGCAGGATTTTGGTTGGGACAAGAGGGCAGGACCTTTGGGAAGGGACTATTCCGGAGGAATTTAACGGAGAATTGCCGCATGTAAGAGTTCCATTCCAAGATCTTTGGACGAATATGCACGTTTCGCGTGGGCTTATAGAGGATATGATACCGCTTCAGGAAGATTACAATGATACGCTTAAGAGAATGGATGACTATAAACGTATGAGCGGCAAATTGCTTATAAGTAATTCCAGTAATATAAAGACTAAATGGAGTGATGAGGTAGGGCAGATTATAAGCGTTGATG